TCCACGGTCTCCTCCGGTGTGTCCAGCATCAAGAGCAGCTTCAACTCTCTCAGCTCCATTGCTTCTTCGGCATATAGCTGGGGCAGTGACATCTGCTCCCAGATGGCGGCCGGTGTTCGTGCGGCGGCAGGCTCGGTCGTCCGGGCCGCAGAGAACGTGGCAAGCAAGGTCAGAAGCCTGCTGCACTTCTCTGTGCCTGACACCGGTCCTCTGTCCGATGCGGACGAGTATATGCCTGACTTCATGAAACTGCTGGCAAGCGGCATCAAGAAGAATCAGGACAAGGTCGTTAAGGCAGTCAAAAAGCTGTCCGGCTCAATGAAGACCAACCTGAACACCCCTGTGGGCGACATGGGCGATAAGGTGAAGTCGGTGGTGAGTGGCTTTGCCACAACGATCTCCGGCAGCACTACGAGAGTTCGCTCTGCGGCAAGCGGGCTGGCATCCGGCATCCGAACTGGCCTGATGAGCGGATTGGATGGCATGACGGGTGAGTTCCAATCTGCATGGAATGATCTTGAAAAGATCACCAAAGCTGCCGTCAGCAATATGAAGGATGAGGTCAAGCAGGGATTCTCTGACATGAAGACCTCGTTCAGTGAGCTGGGTGACCAGACAAGCTCCCTCGGCAATGCGTTTCGTAATCTCGGTGAGACCTTCAATTCGGATTTTCTGAAGGGGCTGGGCGAGGGAATCAGCAAGGTGGGCGATACGGTCAGCACCGTTATGGGCATCGTGGACAAGCTCGGTGCCATGAAGACCACCATTGGCAATCTGGGTGAGACGTTCACGAACCTCGGCAATACGCTGGGAACGGAAGGCGGCGGTGGTCTGCTGTCGAAACTTGGCAGTTTCCTGTCGAAAATCGGCAATGCAGACGGCGGGCAGATCGTTTCGAACTTCGGAAACCTGATCTCCGGATTGACTTCCAAGATGGGCGGACTGGGACAGGGTATCTCCGGTGTCCTCTCGAAGCTGGGCAGCCTTGGCTCCAACGGCAGTGGTATTTTGTCGAGCCTTGGAAAAGTAGCATCCGGTGTTATCTCCAAGCTCGGCGGTGTGGGCGGCAGCCTGTCCGGTCTGCTTTCCGGTGTGGGTTCTACGCTGGGCGGCATTGCTGGCTCTGCCGGTTCTGCAATTGCGGGGCTGTTCGGTTCTGTTGGCACAACGATTTCCGGACTTGCGGCAGGCGCAGGCAGTGCATTGGCTGGTATTGCTTCTTCTGCTGGAGGTGTGCTTGCTTCGGCAGGTACAGCACTGGCTGGTCTGGCTGGCCCTGCTGGTATCGCAGTGGCTGCAGTCGGTGGTATCGGTCTTGGCCTGACCGCGCTCTGGAAAAACTGTGATGGGTTCCGAGAGGGCGTGACAAACGTCTGGAACAAGGTCACTTCTGTGTTCTCCAACGGCGTGACTGCCATCAAGAACGGCATTTCCAATGCCGCTTCTGCGGTAGGCAACATTGCATCTTCCATCTGGGGCGGTGTCAAGAATGTGGCATCCTCAGCGTGGAACTGGGGCAAGGATGTCGTCAGTGGAATCGCTGGCGGCATCAAGAAAGGCGTGTCGTGGGTCGGCAATGCTGCGAAGAGTGTAGCAAACGGTATTCGCAAGTTCCTGCATTTCTCGGTGCCGGATGAAGGTCCGCTGGCAGATGCCGACACCTATATGCCCGACTTCATGAAGCTGCTGACCGGCGGTATCAAGGACAGTGAAGGTGGTCTGCTGAAACAGATCCGGGTTATGGCTTCCAAAGTCCAGCAGGGCATGGAGGGCATCAGCTCGTTCAGTCTGCCGGAAATCAATATTCCTCGGCTGAATACCAGCGGTTGGAATCTTCCGCAGGCTGCTTTGGCCGGCGGTGGTACGACCAAGAACACGAATCTGGGCGGCGTTCACATTACAGTGAACGGCTACAATGCACGGAATGACAATGAACTGGCACAGATCGTTGCTGACAAGATCAATGAGATGATCGACCAGGACGATTCGGTCTACAAGTAAGAGGTGATGCGTATGGGCTATTTGCCTGAGAAAAAGACGGTATCCCAGTTTGATTTGAAGGGCAGGTTTGCACGGCAGTATCTGTCCTTTGCCGGGAAGTCCAGCAAGGACTTCCTATTATATTTGTCCGGCCCCGGCGTGTATGACTCCCCGGCAGCGGATGTAGAAAGCACATCGGTCCCCGGTAGAAACGGGGACATCATCAGCGAGAATGCTAAAGCAGGCAGGCGGCGGTATCAGAACGTGGACATCAAGTACGAAGCGTTCTTCTTCAACGGTCTGCCCGCCAAGACCGCAGCGGTCAAGTCATGGCTGCTGTCTCCGGTGGGCTACCAAAAGCTGCAGGATACCTACGACCCGGATTTCTTCCGAATGGCGGTCTGTACGGAAGCTATGGAGTTCGATGTGACGGCACAGAAAGCCGCCAAGATGGATTTGGTGTTCAACTGCAAGCCCCAGCGGTGGAGTGTGGAAGGACAGAGAACGGTGCGGCTGGAAAGCCGGAGCAACCTCATGAACCCCTTTGCATTCCCGGCACAGCCCATCTTCAAGGTCTATGGAGATTCGGGCGGTGTGCTGTATGTGGGCGATGCGTCCATTACCATCCACAGTATCAAGGACTATGTGCTGCTGAACTGCGAGACGCACAATGCCTACAATGCGGGCGGCTTCTGCAATGAGACAATCCTCTCGGACGACTTCCCGGAACTGCCGGCCGGAAAGACGCAGATCACATGGACGGGCGGCATTACAGCGGTGGAGGTGACTCCGCGCTGGTGGACACTGTGAGGAAGGAGGGGGAGCGGGATGATCCCTTGTCTGTATGCATCCACAGAGACAAAGTTTGACCATAACGGCATTGGCAAGCTGGCGGATGCACAGTCCTGTATCGTGACGGAAAAGCGCAACGGCAGCTTTGAACTAGAACTGGTCTGTCCGGCAGACGGTATCCATGCGGAGAATCTGGAAGAAGGGAATATCATCCTTGCCAAACCCTCCGACACGGGCAAATCGCAGCCGTTCCGCATCTATAAGATCTCCACGCCGATTGACGGCAAGCTGACTGTCAAGGCAAGACACATCTCCTACCAGCTCAACTTCATCACGGTCTCGCCTTTTGCCACGACCGGCTGCACCGGCGCACTGGCAGGGCTGGAAAGCCATACGGCATCGGACTGTCCGTTTGAAGTGTGGACGGATATTTCTTCAGATGCCTCCTTTCGGCTTTCCGTGCCATCCTCGTTCCGCAACTGCCTCGGTGGTATCGACGGCTCGGTGTTGGACACTTTTGGCGGAGAGTATGAGTGGGACCGATATACCGTCAAGCTCCATCATCACAGAGGAGCAGACCACGGTGTGCATATCGTCTATGGCAAGAATCTCACGGACTTCAAGATGGAAAAGAACATCGAGAACGTCATCACGGGTGTGCATCCGTACTGGCAGGACCCGGAAAGTGGTGAAGTGACCGAGCTGCCGGAAAAGGTGGTGCTGGTGGAGCAGCGGTCGGTGCCGTACCAGAAGATCACGGTGCTGGACTGTTCTGGCGGCTTTCAGGATAAGCCCACGGATGAGATGATGCGTTCATTTGCGCAGGACTATCTGAAGAACACCAGCCTGACCGAGCCGCAGGTGGATATCGACATTGATTTCATCCAGCTCTGGAACACCCCGGACTATGAGGATGTGGTGGAGGCGGAGCAGGTGAGCCTGTGCGATACTGTCCATGTGTTTATTTCCAAACTCGGCATCGAGGTCAGCTCCAAGGTGACCGAAACGCAGTACGACTGTCTATTGGAACGGTACGAGGGCATCACGCTGTCGAATTCCACGGTCAGCAGCCGGAACTCGTCGCTGACGACAGCACTGAGCAATATCCGAAACACAGCCAATGAAGCCTACAACACGGCCCTCCGTGTGGAGACCAGCATGGGTGAGCAGATCGGCGGTATTTCTGTGTCGATGATCTATGACGGTACCCTGCTGGCCGGCCTGTTCGGTCTGCATTATCAGAATGTAACTGAGGTGAACGGCGATACCGTGCGGTATGCCTTCAATGCCGGGTCACTGGCGAAGTCCACCTTTGCGTGGAAGAACAGCCCGGATGGTTTCTTCATTTCAACAGATGGCGGTAAGACTTGGGGCTACGGCTGGGAACAGGACGATTCCCCGGTCAAGACGGCTCTGCTGCTGGAGAACACCCTGCAAGAGCTGGATGAACGATACAAGAAAGCCGGAGAACTGACAGAAGAGCTGCTTACACAGTTGGATGAGCGATATAAGACGGCATCTGCCTTGTCGGAAGAACTTATCAAGAGTCTGGACGAGCGATATGGAACAGCGGATAAGCTGTCCGAAGCACTGCTGGCAAAACTGGATGAGCGGTACGCACCGCCCATCTGTGCGCAGGAGGCAGCACCCAAGAATCCGAAAACGAATGCACTCTGGGTCGATGCGACCGCCCTGCGGCTGAAGCTGTGGGACGGAGAAGCATGGCAGACGGTGGGCTATGAGCCGCCGGAACCTGACCCGGATACCCCGACAGAGGAGGGAGGCGAAGAAGATGGCAAACAGGAAGGTAAAAGCGGCAGTGCAGACGCTGGAGCAGACAGTGCAGGAGACACAGACGGCTAAGTCGTTCACAGTCTTTCAGGATGTGGAGCTGTCGTTTACAGAGAGCTTGATTCCCACCCACATTCCGGTCAAGCAGTACGACAACCAAGCCCGAAAGGTGCGGTGTCGGCTGTATCAGAACTCGCTGGAATACAAGGTCAGCAAGGACACCATTGTCAGCTACTCGGCAACTCGGCCAGACGGCGCGGTGTTCCAGTATTCCAGTGAGACCCGCCCGGACCTTGTGTTCGTGGATGACGGTGCGGTCATCCTGACGGTCACATCCTTCATGACCGAGGTGTATGGCCGGTTCCCGATTGACATCTACCTTCTGTCCGATGAGGGGGATGTGATCGGATCGTTCAGTCTGGTGCTGAATGTGGCCCGTGCTGCGGTCAAGAATGGCAAGATCGCAACGCTGACTTATAAGCAGGCGTTGGATGCGGCCGCCAAGGGCATTCTGGAATTCCTCATCACGGATGATGGATACCTCGTGATGCGCTCGGATGACAAGCTGGGTCTGACGCAGGGCTCTGTGTCCAGTACCATCGACAAAGTGGCAAAGGACATCGCGGAAGGCATGGTCACCTCGTTCATCAATATGGATGGACATCTGGTGTTCCAGAGCTGGGATGCGCTGGGTCTGATTTTTGAAATGGACGATGAGGGACACCTCATCGTGAGATACAACGAGGCGTAAGCCGGAAAGGATAGGAAAATGGGAGAGTTTGTTGGTAAGCGCGTAGTCCCGGACCATGTGGGTATCTGGGAACAGAACAAGACCTATGAACCCTTGATGATTGTTCTGGACAACGCGACCGGCGACAGCTATATCAGCCGCAGGGCGGTACCCTCCGGCATTTCGCTGTCGGACGAGAGCTACTGGTCGCTGTGTGCCCACTATTCGGCGCAGATGCGGAAGCTGGAGCAGGACGTGGATGCAGATGTTCAGAAGATGCACACAGACCTTGCTGAAACCAAGCAGGCTATGAGCAAGGAATTCTCTGAAACTCACACCGCTATGAGCAAAGAACTGTCGCAGGCTGAAAATCGTATGAACGAGAACCTGCAGCAGACCTCGGACAACCTGACAACGCAGATGAATCAGGCAAAGGCTGATTTGAACACTGGCCGACAGGAATTGCAAGATGCCAAGGACACGCTGAATAAGCGCATGGACAGTATTGCAGGCGGCAAGACCTCTGACAATGAAATTCTGGATGCCCGTGTGGATAATCAGGGCAACACGCACGCCACGTTGGGTGCAGCGATGCGCTCTGCGGAAAAGACACGCGGTCTTTGGGATGATTGGCTTACCTCAATCGTGTCTCAGCTTCTGGATGAGGCAACTGGTCGTGAGACAAAGGAACTGACCTTTGATTCTACGATTCGGACGTTCATCAATTTGAACGGCACTGTGGGTACGCTGGCAAACGAAAGCGACAGTCATTGGCACACCTCGGAGATGATCCCAGTCGTGGCAGGCCATGTGTATATTATCACAGCATCCAGCGGCTGGAAGAAATACTACTACGCTTTCTATGACAGCGAGGAAAATGTGCTTTCTGGTGAGATTGCCCCGGATAACAAATCCGACAAAATTGAGAATCACATTGTGATTGCGCCAGTTGGCGCGGTCAACCTTCGTATCACATGGATTCAAAGCGCGACCTTTATCGGTAAGGTCGAAGAGGTGACGCGCTTCCTTTTTGCTACCAATGAGCTGAATGGCAACCCTGAAAACCGGGTGTCCACGTTGGAAAGTGAGATGGATAAGGCGCAGGCTGACCTGATTGCTGCGGCAACAGGGGAGCAGAACACCCTGTTGAGTGCTGCGGTGGTCGAGGGTGAGGCGCTGGAGTTCACCTACACCGCAAATCGTTGCATCAATGAGAGAGCTGGAGAAATTCTGCCGTTGGCTTCGGAGAATACGAACTTCCGCGTTTCAGACCCGATTACCGTCAAACCCGGTGAACTGTATGCCTTCACTGTTTCCGGCGGCTGGAATAAATATCTGTATGCTTTCTACAATACGGATGACAAGGTCGTTGGAGGCTATCAGGAAAAGACAGAAGCTAATATTGGCTATCGTGACCGCATCTCTCCGGTCCCCGCAACTGCTGCAACCGTGCGTATCGCGTGGGTGGAGAACGACCACTTTACCGGCGCAATTAAGAAGGTGACTAGAATTAGTTATCCTTCGGCCGAA